GCTGTTATATTCTTGTTTAAACCAGGATTGATTGGTATTTTTCTAAGTGGCATATATATGCCTATTATACACTATTTTTTTGGTAAGATAATATTCCAATCTATTGTAGATAGCAATTCTTCTAGTTTTACTTCTTTTAAACTATGATTTTTCATATATTTTACAATAAACTGAATAAATTATAAATGACTTGGTTCAATTTAAATAGTTATACCATCCAGTTAATATATATTTTTTTTGTTCTGTTGCTTTTATTCCTTTATGAAAATGAGTCCACCCAGCTGGCCAAATGTAAAGATCTCCTGCTAAAGGTTCTGCAATAAAGTCTTGATATTTAAAATAAGTTCCACCACCTTTTTCTATAGTGTTCAAAAATAACATCCATGCAAAAACTCTATTTAAATATTTAGGATTACCATCATTTTCACAATGTAATCTTGTATAAAATTGATTTGGTTCATAACAAACTAATTGTATAAGTGGATCTAAATACCATTTTTCAAGGAATTCATTCGTTTCAGGATATTCTTTTATAAATTTTTCTGTACATTCAATTAATGTTTTATCTAAACCAAAAAAATTATTTTCTTTGGTTAAGTGTATACATATTTCTAAATTACTTAATGTTTTATCTAAACCTGATTCCCCTGGCTTTGCTAATTTCTTATTATTTTCAAACCAATCTATTAAACTTTTACATGATTTTTTTGAATAAGCATTTTTAAATTTACTTATAAAAATATTCATTTTTTAAATATGTATATATTCCATTCCAATTTATTAAGCAAATCTTCAAATTGAATTACTTTTAAAGATTGTTTTTTAACATATTCATGAAGCTCTGGAACATCAATAATTACCCAATCTTTATCTGTTTCAAACACTATTTTATCAGCTTTACTTGCTGTGGTTCCATGTTTACCTAATTGATTATTAGGCATTTGAAACATAGGTCTTACATCAAATTTAAATTCCTGATTTGAGTTCTTCTTTAAAACTCCAGAAACGTTCCAATGTTCGTCATTTTTCTGTTCTTCTGTTGGCCAGATGATATTATTTAAGTGAATAGAAAACCTTTTCTCTATATTCACTTTCTAAATAATTTTTTAATCAATCCTTTAAAACCAGTATTTTCTTTAAAATATTCTAAACACTCTGCAATGGTTTGTTGTCTAATATATTCATCTCTTATTTCTTGAGATGTTGGTTGTGGTAATGGTGAATCCCATCTATCAATAATAAACTGACCAGCACAAGTTAAATCGTAACTAGCACCTGGTGCTAGAGATTTCATTACTGTATTAATACCCCAAGCAAAACCATTTTCATTGGTATATGCTTTAATAGTTTCTTCAATTGTTAATTTCATAATATTAGTTCAGTTAAATTTTTATTATTACCAATTGCACCTTTTATAAAAACATTAAAAGCTAAACTTATTCTAGTATTGATTCCTTCTTTATTTTCAACCATATGAGTTAAAGAAGAAGGAAACATAATAATATCTCCAGTTTTGACAGTAAACCACCAAGATTCAGAATTATATAAATTCCAAGTTTTAATTTCAGGTTTTATAGTTTTATAACCATCATTAAAAAATTTGATTTTATCAAGTTCTTCGTGACAATTTATATAAAACACACCTGATACTAGAGAATTTGGGTGTGCGTGTTTGTGATGGAATTGATTTGTTTCTGTATAGTTTAACCAAGATTGTGTAATATAAGGTGTAATCGCATCGGTTGAAGATATAACTTTTTCAAAATAATCTTTTACTCTTAAATCTAATTCCTTTTTAATATTAGCAAAAGGTTTTTCGTTTAAGATATAACTATTATTTGATGTAATATTTCCTTCGTTCTTATAAAAATCTTTTTTATTTTTTTCTACAAATTTTAATTCTAATGAAGTTAATTTTCTATCTAATTTAGACATATAGATAGGTGTTGGAAATATTCCGTTAATAACTGCTTCTGACATTCTTTCTTAAATATAAACTAAATTATATTTTTTGTAAACTATTATTTTGTTTTAATTTCCCAATTAATAATAGATTCATTCCAAGAATAATACTGACTATATTGTAATTCTGTTGTTGGTTTAGCAATGGGTGCTTCCCAACTACATGTTTGTTCATTTAATATCCAAGAATTAAAAGGTTTAGGTGGTATAAAAGCATCTCTATTTGAATCATAAGTATATCCAATCGCTGCATGATTTTTTCTAAAAGGAATGCCACCTAATTTATGAACCCCTTCTAATGTATTATAAGACGTTTGTTTCCAAATAGCATTAGGTTCATTGTAAAGTGTTTTTAAAAAATTAATTCCTAGTTGTTCTTCTTCTATTCCATTTGAATTTGTAATAACTTGATTAACTACGGATTCAACTCTTTCAACTATATTATTATTTAATTTTGCAAAGCTAGCCATTATGCTGTGTAACTCCCACTTCCATTAAATTGTAAAATTGTATTAGAACCTGATGTTGTAACTGTTGGCGAACCAGTTGTAGTTGATGAATAATTAGCAGTTGGTACACTTAATATAACAACTCCTTTTCCACCTGCACCAGAAGCAGTATTTCCACCTGGACCAACACCACCACCACCTCCACTACCTTTATTTGCCTCTCCTGCTCCTGCAGCAGTATTACTTGTAGATGTATTATAAGAAGCACCTATTCCTCCACCACCAGATCCTCCTAAACCTGGAGCTCCTTGTGAAACATTTCCACCATCACTTGCTCCACCACCACCACCTGCTCTTGTGACAGAAGAACCAGTTATAGAAGATGCTGTTCCTGCTCCACCATCTCCTCCTTTTCTAGGAGCAGCGCTGGCTTGAGTAGAATCTCCACCGACTCCACCTGAACCACCACCACCACCAGCCATAGTGACAAGACTAGTACCATCAAACCCAGCTCCACCATTATTTCCTTGACTTGGACTTGTACTTGGAGTGTTACCAGAACCAAAAGTTGATGGTGTATTTGTTGCTCCACTTCCTCCACCAGAACCTCCATTTTCTGCATTTAAAGCATTACCACCACCTGTTCCACCACCAGTAGAAGTAATTGTTGTTAAACCTGTTCCTGATATTGAACTATCATTTCCATTATTTCCTCCAGGAGTTGCATTTTTTGAAGCACCACCATCTCCAACTGTTATTGTAATTACTGTTCCTCCTGTTACTGTTTGAGTTGATGTTCTATATCCCCCAGCACCACCTCCTCCTCCAACATATCCACCATTACCACCTGCACCAGTACACCCAGATGCACCTCCAGCTATTACTAAAAAATCTATTGAATAAGCTTGACCTGGCCAGATATTATTTTTTCTAGCATTATATTGATCTTGTAGTCTCCACACTCCTTTTGCTGTAGAAGTTGTTGGAGTATTTACTTTACCAATTATACCACCATTACGTTTAGCCATTAATTAACTCCCAATTTAAAATTTCTTCGTTCCATTTATACATATTATCATCTTTAGGTATAGCAACTGGTGCATCCCAAAGACATGTCTGCTCATTTAATATCCAAGAATTAAAAGGTTTAGGTGGTATAAAAGCATCTCTATTTAAGTCATAAGTATATCCAATTCCTGCATGATTTTTTCTAAAAGGTGTCCCTCCTAAAGAATGAACATTTCCATGTGTGTTATATGAAGTTTGTTTCCAGATAGCTTCTGGTTCATTATAAAGTGTTTTTAAAAATTCAATACCAATAGCTTCTTGTTCAATTCCATTTGAATCTTTTAATACTTCATTAACAACAGATACAACTGTTGTTACTATGTTATTTTCTATTTTTGCAAAGCTGGCCATTATGCTGTGTAACTCCCACTTCCATTAAATTGTAAAATTGTATTTGAACCAGATGTTGTAACTGTTGGCGAACCAGTTGTAGTAGATGAATATGAAGCAGTTGGTACACTTAATATAACAACTCCTTTTCCACCTGCACCACTTGCAAGTACAGTTGGACCACCAGAACTTCCTCCTCCTCCGCCACCACCTTCATTTGCAGTTCCTGCTGTTGCAGCAGTAGTATTAGATTCCCCTCCAGTACCTCCACCACCAGTTCCTCCACTTGCAACTGTTGTTGCTTCACTTGAAGCACCACCTCCACCTCCACCTGCTCTTGTAACTGAAGAACCAGTTATTGAAGAGGCTGTTCCATTACCACCATTACCTGCATTATTATTTGGTGCAACATGAGTAGTTGCAGAATTTCCACCAACTGCACCAGCACCTCCACCACCTCCAGTTAAAGTAATATTTGTTGTACCATCAAATCCTGTTCCGCCATTATTTCCTTGACTTGGATTTGTGCTTGGTGTGTTTCCTGAACCAGCGGTAGAACCTGATGGACCAGTTGCACCTCCGCCACCACCAGAACCGCCATTTTTTCCGTTTTGAGCATTGTTTCCACCACCACCACCACCATTACTTGTTATTGTTGTTAATCCTGAACCTGATATTGAAGAATTTGAACCATCATTTCCAGCCGCAGCTGAAGATAGTGCCGCACCACCATCTCCTACTGTTACTGTAATTACTGTTCCAATACTTACTGATTGAGTTGAAGTTCTATATCCTCCTGCACCACCCCCTCCTCCTTGATTAGCAGCTCCAGAAGCCCCAGCACCACCACCTGAACCTCCTCCAGCTATAACTAAAAAATCAACTGAATAAGGTGATACTGGCCAAGTACTATTTTTTTTAGCATTGAATTGATCTTCAAGAGCCCAAACTCCTGATGCTACTGATGTTGTTGGAGTATTTACTACTCCGATTATTCCACCGTTTTCTTTTGCCATAGCAAAATTCTCTCGGTTAGTTTATAACTTCGTAGCTAATTAAATATTCTAAATCGCTGTTAGCACTAGCTCCGCCTATTAATGATCTGTTCTCCATTAAATAAAAAGAATTAGTTTTATCTATAATTGATAAAGTTGCATCTGCTGGAACAGCAATTGTGGAAGCAATTGCATATGCAGTAGATGTTCCTAATTCATTTGTTGCAAGTTTAAATGTTACGTCAGCAGCATTTGTACCATCAATATTTGATATTAAAACTGAATTAACTTTATAAACTTTTCCTGATGAAGCTGAGTTTGTAAGAAGAACTGTAGTCAATGTAGTTGTTAAAGCACCTATGACTGTTTCTCCTAAGATACTTGTTACATTTACTATATTTGGATTTGCCATATTTATTTACTCCGTAGTTATTTTAACCGAAAACTATTGCCATTGCAATAGCTTTTCCAGTTGTTATTCCAGCTGTAGCAAAACTTAATGTACCAGCGCCGTTTGTTGTGATCGCTTGTCCTGAAGTGCCATCCGCAGTTGGTAGCGTAAAAGTAAGATTAGATGCTATGGTTGAGCCTGCCTTAAAAGCAATATACTGACCACCTGACGCATCTTCAAATCTTAATTCATTTTGAGTTGGTAAATTAATTTGTTCAAAACTTGACGCAGCAAAATTACTATTTATATCTACAACATTGATACCATCCATGTAAACTTGTTTAATACCCTTATCCGTTGTTGACCAAGTTACAAAATTTGTTGTTTGAGATGCTCCCCTTAAGGTTACTGTAAAAGCACCTGTTGTATTATTATATACTGTGTATTTTTTTTCTATGTTAGGTACGTTTACGGTAGAATTTGCAGCAATTGTTCCTGACAATTCAAGAACAGCATTTCTTGCATTAGAAATTGTTGCATCAGTCATCACAAGCGTTGTATTTGCTGTAATAGTTATTACTTCATAACCAACAATTGCTTGTTGAACTAAATCTAAATTTGTATTTGTTTTTGTACCCCATGTTCCCGAGTTTTCGCCTGTGGCCATCAACTCAAGTTTGAGGTCTGTAGAATATGTAGAAGGCATATTTAAAATTTTTGTTAATTATTGCAATATAAGCAATTTTAGTTTTGTTATGCTGCTATGTCAACCACAGTCCATGTGCCAGTTTGATTGATATCAACGACTGCCCAAGCAGTAATGAATAATCTACCTGTTGA